GATCCTTCATCTATGGGTTTTGTGTGTCGAATAATAAGTTTTGCAGAATCTAAGTTTTGAAAACTAGATTTGGTACTACCGTACGCTCTGCTCAAACTTGATTCTTTAATCTTTTCCATATTATCAGTTCCTACTGTTTGATAAGCAAAGTCTTTTGGACTCAGTTCTTTTCCGAATGTTTTTAACGTGTATTGCAATAAACTTTTCTTAGTGATACCTCTTAATGAATCAAATAATTTTTTAAGACCTATTTGACTGCTTTCGTTATTTGCACTTACATTTACTTTAATTTCTCCGGGCGATGGTTTATCATCTAGATGTACCATTAATTTTAAATCATCTGACCAAAATCGCCTAGCCTGTTCTGGTTCGACAGTTCGTTTCCCTTCATCGTCGAATAATTGTAATCTGTTTAAATTGTGCGCCAGCATTGTTTTAAAAATATTAGTCGCAACAGAATCATAATCTACCATATGGCTACACCCGTTTTATATATTTATTAAATAACGCCAATTGGCATAGGTAAATCCACAGGGTCTGTATCCATTGGATCCATCAATTCGTTAAAAGTATCTTCGTCATGTTTTGTTAATTGATGAACAATACGTACACATAATAGAGCCGCCATTACTAAATCATCATGTTCGCCGTCTTTTGCTTCAAATGCCCTGCCTCGAGCAACAAATGTTTTTAATTCTTGAATTAAATTTTTGCTATTAATTTTTATTTTTCCATTTTCTACAAAATATTTTAGTTTAGCACAACCTTCTAATTTAGTTTTTAAAGTAGTTGTAAGACCCCTATGAAATGTTTGTCCTTTTGTTTTAGGCTCATTCATCAAACTTCCATAAAAATTAGACGTTCCTAATTCGTCTAATGCTTGTATTGATGTTCTACCTATTCCATTATTTTCTATAGTATAGTAAATAGCTTCTTCATCTTTAGTTACATTATATATTGTTTCGAGTATTGATTGTAATATAAGCATTTGATTACGCACATCAGTTTTATTATGTTTCCATTCGGCAACTTGTTGAAATCCTGGTAAACAAAAAACTTGTATAGCAGAATAATCAGATCCTGTACCCATACTCGGATCTAATCCAATTATATATGTAGAATTTTTATTTAACTCCTTGTACCAACGTACTTGCCCTTCAGTACGCACAGGTCGAATACTTTCTAACAACACTAATTTTAAAGGAGTAATTAATGTTTCGTCGGCAGTTATAAATTCGCATTCATGTTCTCTTCTAAATCTATCCTCTCCAATCTTGGCTCGTTCTTCGTTTGCCCATTTTTCATCTCTTTCAGGATGTTCACTCCAATGACAAGTAAACGACTTAAATCCATTCTTGCCAAGTTCTTGTTCGTTGCCATATTCATCTGAAGTATCTATAGCAGATTTCCAAATTTGTGCAAATTGATCATTGTCTTGGTTTGGTGTCGATGTAATAATACATTTACCACCAGTTGCAAGGGTAGGAGAAAGTGAGGTCCAAAATTCTTGAGCTATACGTGGTTGAACATATGCAAACTCGTCTAAGTAAATTAACGTTAAACTCATGCCTCGACCGGTCGTTTCTGTTGTTGCTTGCGAAACTATACGTGATCCGTTTTCAAACTCCATGGATCCTCTATTATAACTTGTACAACCTGCTCTTATATAATTGGGTAAAGTTTCATATATAAAACGCAAACGAGTCATTATTTCAAATGCACCTGCGTATTTGTGAGCGGCAATTAATATTGTACTATCTGGTTTAAACATTGCATACCATAATAGGTATGCAGAAGCGGCAGTTGATTTACCTGTTTGTCGTGGAAGGAGTGCTATTGCATATCTATTGTCATCGTACATCTTAACTAATCGTTCTTGAAATTCATATAAATCAAATTTTACACGACCTTTTACAGGATGTTGAATATAACAATGATGACCCATAAAGTATACAGGATTATTAATACATTTGGCTAGTTCTTTGATTTGATCATCAGTATACTTCTCTTGTAGGTGGGGTCGTTTTACAAGAGAAGTATCGAAGTTGCTCATACATTTTTATTTGCGTTGTATTAACTCGGACTTTTGAATTGAGTTGGGCCTCTTTTAGGTAGTGCGTTCTTCTTATTCTTTGAAAATCCTAATTTATTTATTACCTCATGAGGTTTAAGTGTTCCGCCTGGACGGAATTGACTGGGATGAGCTCCGCTAAGTCCAGTCTGTGTTTTTGGTCTTGCGACAGGTTTTGAGCCTGTATCTAATCCTCTTAATGTACTTCCTGCTCCAGCAATATTTGTTGGTTTTGCGACTTGATCAGGTGTTTGTTGACTCAATTTTTGTTGACTTAATTTTGATCTCAAATTCTGTGGATAAATCTTTGCCGGTTGTCCTTTGCTTCGTTCTGGTTCTGGCAATGTGGTTACAGATGATTTAGGTCTTGCTATCTTCGTTACTGCTTTATGTCCATACTGTTCAGGATCTGTGTCTGGCAATGTGGTTCCTGTTGTTACAGATGATTTAGGTCTTGCTACCTTTTTAGGCATACTTCCTCCAAACTCTGAGGCATGAGCTCTCGCTATTTTCGGATCAGGCATAGTTGATCCAAACTCTGAGGCACGTGTTCTCGCTATTTCTGCTTTTTTTGCGGCAAGTGCGGCACCTTTTGCAGTATCGCCTTTTTTAAATTTAAAATCTCGTTCGCCTGAACTTTTTTCATCGGCCTCAAGTTCATCGGCAATTTCTTTATCTGTTTTATACCCTAGACCTTGAATCCAATTCCCTGCCTCATCCCAGAATTCATTAAGTTCTTGTTCTTTAAAATTTGTGTATTCAGTGAACATTTTAGATTCTTCAAGCGGATTATCACCATAGTTACCTAGAGCATCGCGTGTGTGTCTTTTACGTTTTCCAAAACCTTTGAATGAAAAGTCGTTATGTGTATCACCAACTTCTTTTTCATCAGGAGCATTTGCATATTCGGCTTCTTCCGTTGCAACCATTTCTTGTTCTGGCTGAAGTTGGGGTTGTTCTATTTTAACAACTAATGTACGCATATCATCCGGATTCATATGTTGATTACAACTAGATCCTGGTGAACTTAATGAATTCATTGGGTCTTGTTGTGCTAGTCCGGCTAGTTTTAAAATATCAGCTAAATTCATTATTTTTTCCCCCTTGGATCTGGATTATGAGGTTTAGATAATGGACTATCTTTACCTGGTGATTCGTTTTTCATTACTTCAACTTTTTCAGGCTTTTTAGCAAATTCAATTTTGGGTGTTGCCCTATCCTTAGCAAGTTCTTTAAGAAAGGTAGAGTTAAATTCGTCACCATAAAATTTAGAACCTGGTTCGCCATGTTCATCTTTTGGGTATTCTGAATCTGTTGAAAGCAACTCTTTTTTCTCATCTGCTGCCAGTTCTTCTTCTTCCATTGCAGGGTTTTTAACTCTAACTATAGATTCTGGTACATCTAATGCTTCTACAATATCATTTAATAAGATATGTGGAGCAACAGGTTGCCGAGTTTTTAAATCTATAATGTTTATTTCTGCAGGACCTAAGTCATCAAAATCTGGAGCAGAAGATTGCAATATTGTCTTCTTGGGTTTAGATATTGAAAATGCCTCATATTTCTTTAAGGCTTCTTCCATTCTATCTAACTGCTCATCTTTCAGGTCTCCTGCAACTTTAACCCTAAAAGCATATTCTTTTTCTGCTTCGGTTAAGTACTGGCTAAAAGATTTCATGTATTATTCCTTGTCGTCGTCGTCGTCAGTGTCTTCTTCTTTGGCTTCGTCGACTTCTTCTTTTTTATCTTCTTTTGCTTCATCTACTTCTTCTTTTGATTCGTCGTCTTCATCTGATTCAACAACAGCCTGTTCTTGTGCTAGTTGCATTTCTTTAATTATATCCGAATACTTACGAAGCATTTGAGCTGAGTTTTGATATGTCATAATCTAAATCCTTGAAATGTGTTTTAATTATTTATCATCTATTAGTTTTTTTGTGAGCTCATTAATGAGAGAATTACGGTCACTTACGATATGATCTGCATCAATTACGTGTTCATAACTTGCATTTTTGGATTCATTTTGATCCAATCTAAGTTTTTTAAGTTGTAGCTCTATTGCCCTTAATTTTCTATCTGATTTTGAATTTTTTGCTTCGATAGCATTTTTTAACATAGTTTGAGCCGAAGCAAATATATGTCCTGCATTTCTATCCTCTACATTAAATCCTAAATCCATTAAATCTTCAAATGCTTTTTCTGCCTTATCAGCATACCTATCCATATCTTCGTCGCTTGTGTTTATATCTTTAACAGCAGGTAATGCTTTATCTATTTTATCTGCTAATGATAATGCTTCTTTTTCTTTATCAAAAACAGGATATGGTAATGTACCGTCTGCAAAATTATTGTTTTGCATATCTTTAATGTCATTTTGACTTATTTCAGAAATGTTAGGAAGATTAAATGTTTCTTCAAGTTTTTTAGTCATTTTTGTTTTTTCTTTTTCATTTTATGAAATATTTCATGTTCAGTAACAACTCTAAATCGTATACCTGCTTTATTTGCCCATTGTTTGGCGGCTTCCCACTTAGCCATATTTAATATAACTTTTGCTTTATCTGATTTTGATCTTGCTTCTTTTATTTCTGCTTGTTTATATGGTTTTATTTCTATAATTTCTGCATGATTTTTTCCTTCTTTATCAGTGTAAACAATAAAAAAGTCAGGTATATATCTAGATCGTTTGCCTGTAAAGGGATTCATATATTCTATTTGTTGTGCTTCCGATGCCCATTTAGATATATTCGGATGATTATCGCACATCCGCATAAATGCTAATTCCCATCCTGATCTGTATATAGGTTCATGTTTTCCGATATACTTATCTGGGTTTTGGGGATTAAAATGTCCTTGTTGATATTTTGTCGCCATTAATCTACTACTTGTCTAGAAACATATTCGTTTATTGATACGTTTTGCCTTCCTAATTGGTTATTTGAAGCTCTAGTAGTATTTAATGTTGAAATAATCTCATTTGTAAGATCAAGACCATTTACGTCAATGAGTGGTAAAAACTCATCGTATTTTTTATTATAATATTTTGCTAATGCCAATATTTCAAATGCTAATGTTTTGCTTGCTAATTTAGAAATTCCTGCACTTTGCAATTCCCCAACTACAATATCGTGTTCTGTTGGTAAAAAATCAAATGTTGCTGATGCTAAATCACCAATTAATCTACTGTCAAATTCTGCTGAATCTTCGCCTAGAGTTGCTCTAATCTCTTGGGCCCTATTTAATCCGGTATTTATCGATGTTGTTGATGCTGTTTCAGATTTATATGCCATATTAGAATCCTAATCTACCACCCAAAGCACTTAATGCAGATCCTGCATTTTTTACAAACGAGGAAATATCACTACCTAAATTTGACATATTTCGTTCGCCCCAACTATCATCATATGTAATACCTTCATATGCAAACTGAACACTCCATTGAATAGCACTTGAATCGGAATAATCAAGCATGTCGTGACTACATTGAGTTATTACAGGATTAAAAAGTGTAATAGATTCCTGTGTTGGAGCACCAACTCCACCATATTCTCTATGCATTCTAATTTGACTAAAAAAGTATCGTTCAAATGAACCCGAAGTGGTTTCTTTAGGGGATTGTAAACCAAAATTATCTGTTGTTGCATATTCTTGTACTGTATCAGATGTTTCAAAGTTATGTCCAAATGTTCGACCATCTTTGTAATAATAATTAAGATATTCTTTAAAAACATTTTGCCATTTATTATCTCTCGTATCCATAAATGTGATAGTAACAGGTTGAAAATTAGCCCTAGTTTGAATAACTCGTTTTCTGTTATATTGATTTAATGTTTGAGAATCAAAAGACCAACTCGGTAATTCAGCAGACCGTATTATTAATTTTAATTTATCTAACTGATCTTGAAGAGTGGTTACTGTTGATTTAAATTCAATTACAAATTGAAATTTTTGACGAGGCACCGCTGTAAGAGGGCCGCCGTCATTCTGTGTGGAATAAGCAATATCTGCATAGTTACGCAAAATTGAACTAACTGGCATACGACGACCTCAATTATTATGATGTAGCAGTAGATTGATCTAATGTTGTTGAAGTAATATTTTGAGCTTTCAACGTATTCGTTTCACCTACCAAGTGCTCTGCATTATCGAATCTTATTGTCATTGTAAGTTGAACTGGTTCACTAGTTGCATAATTTGATTCGCCCCATTGCATATTTTGAACAAAACAACCTGATAATGACCATTTATCAAGCACCGTTGTGCCACTAGATGAATTACTTGTTCCGTCTAGTGTTTCAATAATTGAACCGAATTTGTATTGGCTACCAGCAACTGCCGCTGATTGTTCAAAATGATCAACTTGATTTTGTACTTGAGAATTCAACAAAGTAATAACATCCGAATTAATATCGTCTCTCATTACGATAGCAATAGGCTCCCAAGTATGTTTGCCTGCTAAAAATATTCTAGAGTTATAAACATCAATTTGAATTTCATCGTGAGTTA